GTTTCCCAGTCACGATCATGGGGGGGACAGAGGCCGATCTATCGGATGAGCAAAAGAAAGAACGCACGGGGCTCATGGATTTCTTCAAGGAAGCCGCCCCTCGTAAATCCTTCCTGCGTATCCGCAAGGAACTGCGCCGCGACCTGCATACGACCGGCAATAGCTATATGGTGGTTGAGCGTACCCTGACCGGGGACCTCGCCTTCGTGCGCCGTGCCCCGTCCAAGTCCATGCGGCTTATCAAGCTGGACAATGCGGTCAAAGTGACCGTGAAAGTCAAACGGAACGGCAAGGACGTGGAACTTTCGACCGTCCGGGCTGAGCGCCGGTATGTCCAGAAAGTCGGAACCAAGCTGGTTTACTACAAGGAATATGGGTCCCAGCGGGACCTCAACCGGGTGACAGGTGAGTGGGCCAGAGATGGGGAACGTATTGCCCCCGACAAACGCGCCCATGAGATCATCCACGACAAGGATATCGAAGACGTGCGCAGCCCCTATGGGATGCCCCGGTGGATCACCCAGCTACCATCTGTCCTCGGGTCCCGTATGGCAGAGGAACATAACCTCGCCTTCTTTCAATCCGGTGGGGTCCCGCCGGTTATCGTTTTCGTGTCCGGTGGTATGGTTTCCGAGACGGTTGCCGAAGCCCTGAACAAGTATCTGGGCGGATCGTCCAAGGACAAACAGCGAGGGCTCGCAGTTGAGGTCCCATCCTCGGGTAACATCGACAATGAGAAACCCGCGAATGTTGTGGTTGAGCGGTTCGGTTCTCAGGAAGCGGATAGCACCTTCGAAAACTACGATGAGAAGAATGAAGCCCGTATCCGCCGTGCTTTCCGCCTGCCGGGCATCTTCCTTGGCATGTCTGACAACTACAACTTTGCCTGTTATGATGCCGAAACCGAAGCCCTTACGGATGCGGGGTGGATTACCTATGACCAGTTCAAACCGGGTATGAAGGTTGCTTGCTACAACCCGGATACCAAGGCCCTTGAATACCATGAGCCTGCGGCGGGGGTGCAGACCTACGAAGTCGAAGACGTACCCATGTACCACTTTAAGGGCACCCTCATGGATATCATGGTCACTCCCAAACACAGGATGCACTATGAGACCCAGTATGGAGAGGCCCGCACTGAGCCTATAGAGGCCATGCTGGCGAAGTGTTCCCGGCCCCGTTTCGTAAGGCGTATCCCTGAGTATAAGGGAGGCTTAGCGCAAAGCACGTTTACGCCCCCTCACGCCCCGGCCCCGGCCATGAGTAACGTAGTCCCGGATGCGGACTACCCACCCTGTATAGCCATCGCGGATTGGTATGAACTCATGGGATGGGTCATTTCGGAAGGGCACGCCTTGAAACAAGGCGGTGCGATTAGCATTACTCAACACGTCAATAGACATTGGCCTACGGTAAAGGCGCTCCTATCCCGTTTAGAAGCCCAAGGTGTCACGGTATGGTGGCCGAGGGATGAAACCGGTGTTGTTACGGCCTATGTATATGATTGGTCTATCTACCAATGGGTGTGCCGCCATATCGGCATGGCTTCTCATAGCAAACGGATACCCGCCGAACTTCTGGCCGCACCCCGAGAAGAACTTCGCACCCTGTTTAATGCGCTTATGGCTGGGGATGGCTCGTGGGATACCCGAGAAGGGCGTACTTCTGGCCACTACTACAGCACGTCCAAGTCTCTTGTGGATGGGGTGCAGGAACTCGCCCTGAAATTGGGATACCACGCTTATATAGCCGATGCCCCTGCCGGGACTTACGGTATCCGACCCGGATATCGGGTATTTCTCGGGCTAGGGGGGTCCCGTGGTGGCGAAGGGCGGCTCCAAAGTGCACGGGAACACGAGAGGGTCAACTACACCGGTACGGTCTGGTGTTTTACGGTCCCTACCGGGGTGTTTGTGACACGTAGAAACGGTAAGATCGCCGTGCAGGGAAATACGGCTCACGCCTCTTACGTGGTGGCAGAGGCACAGGTGTTCGCCCCCGAACGGGATGAAGAAGACGAACGGATCAACATGACGATCATGCGGGAGATCGACCCCAAGGGGGCCTGGAAGATCGTGTCCAATCCGCTGTCAGTCAATGACGTGAACCTGCAACTCAAAGCCCTGCAAATGCTTTCGACTACGCGCGGCGTGGGAGTTGCCGATATCGTCAAGGCGCTTTCCCAAGCTGCCGGTCTGGAAATTGAAATCAGTGAAGACCATGCGGAAGACGTTGTGGGCATGAACGGGCCGACCCTTGATGACAATACAGGGGACGACACAGAGCCGTCAGGCGACGCGCCACCGCCCGGTACGGGCAACAACGGACCCCAAGCCGCAAACGAGGCTGAACCCCCGTCACCGGGCGTCACGTCAACCGTGCGCAACCAAGCGAACGCCTTGGCGGCGAAGATCGCGCGGAACATACGGGATTTCGAAGACGAGGATGACCCGGCCTATCTCGACACGTTACTGGAACTGGAAAAGCAGTATGACGACCTGGTCCCCGGTGCGCAGGAGTTGGTAGACAAAGCCTTGGGGCCAGTCACGATCAGTTCGCCGTTCCTGACTGACGCCACAATGAATGAAGTCGCCCTTGGCATGGCTAAGGCGGCATTCAACGCTGCCCGGCAAAGCAAACCGAAGGAAGCCGCAGAATGATCTATGTTGATGACGCACAAATCCCGTATGGCCGCATGAAAATAGGAGGTCAATATGGGTGAACTTAACCGCTTTAATCTGTATGTTGATAAGAAAGGACCAGACGAGTGCTGGCCTTGGACCGGGGGTACTAACGGAAACGGTTACGGTCGTTTCAAGCGTGACAAGAAAAACGAGTTTCGTACCGAATATGCCCACCGTTTCGCCTTGCAAGTCAAGCTGGGTCGCGGATTGAAAGAGGGTATGGTTGCGATGCATACGTGTGATAATCCTCTTTGTGTTAACCCGAACCATCTAGTAGAAGGCACTCAAGGCGACAATGTGCAAGACGCCAAAGACAAAGGACGGCTTAACCCGGCTAAAGGCGAATCGCAGCGCAGCGCACGTCTTACCGAACGGGATGTCTTGGATATTCGGGCCGAGCCAGATGAAGTAACCAACACGGAATTGGCGGAACGATACGGTGTAAAACAACACACTATTTCTAATGCACGATCTGGGGTAACGTGGAAACACGTACCCATGCCGGATAACGTGACGCCCACTCATGACCCTAACGACTTCGATGAAGTTGACGAAGACCTTACCGGCGCGCCAGATGAAAATTTCGATGATGAAACCTGTCATACGGATGAAGTACGGCATGGTGGGGTTACGATTAAACGGGATTCACCTGAATGAAACCAATCCCCGCCGCCGATATCAGCGACGGGGTTTTGGCTATCAGCGGAGACCTGTCCGCCTCTGTTACCCGAAACCTCGCCCGCGACCTTTCCAAGAGCGTCAAAGCTATTGCCGCCGATCTGCGCGCCGGTCACTTTGAAGAAGCCAAGGCAATCGCCCGTGACCTTACGTTCACAGACGGGCTCGAAAAGAGCGCCAAGGTATTGCAGAAGTTCGCCCGCGCAACGGCCTTGCTGGGTGCCGGGGGTGTGGACCGTCCATCTACTTCGATCATGGCGAACGGGGCCGGGTTTCCCTTTGAGGTAGACAAGTCAGCCCCACGCCTGTTGTCCAACATGATCAGCCATATCCTGACGCGAGACACCCGCCGCCGGGTACTGGACCGCATCAACCGCGCAGAACGCTTTCAGAAGGCCGCTGACCCGATTGACCCGGACAAGTTGGCAAAGGACATTAACCGCTTCCTGCGGGGCGATATCCGGCGTGTGGTGGACGTTTCTGCCAATATCGTAGGGACACGCCTTGCTGCCTATGGGCTTTACTACGAGGCACGGGCTCGGGGTATCAGCAAATACCGGATCGACGCGGTGATTGATGACCGGACCACGGATATCTGCCGCAATCTGGATGGCAGGGTTTTTGAGGTTGAGTTTGCCTTCAACAAGACCGGGACACTTCTGAACACAACGGACCCGGCTGAGCAGAAGAAGCTGGCACCGTTTCCAGAGTTGGATCAGATACGGGGGCTGTCCAATGAAGAACTCCAAGCCCAAGGCCATGACACGCCGCCGTTCCATTTCCTATGCCGGTCGGTGGTTACTCTTATCGGAACTGACCGGGAGTATGACCCGGTGGAGTACAGCAAGTTCCCGACCGAAGCCCCTGAACTCAGCAACGATGACATTGACGATTTCTTTGACCGTATGCTGCCCATCACATTGAAATCTATCGGGGCGAAGTCGATCCGCGAACTGGAAGACCTCAAGAACAAGGCTGCGCCTCTCACGGACCCATCAGAGGTTTCGGGTCCCTTGGCAAAGGTGGTCGCGACAGAGGCTTACACGGGCAACGCCTTCAACGGGATCAACACGACCCTGCGGAACCATTCGCACTGGCAGTCCCCGGAACAGCGCGAGATTGCCCGGACGCTGGACAAAGCCATCGAAGATGCCCCGGCCCTTAAGGATGATATGGTGGTCTACCGTGGCACAACAGGTAAGGTTTACGATCAGTTGTCACAGATCGGCAAGGTGTTTCAGGATGACGGGTTCGGGTCCGCGACCATTGCCCCCCAGACGGCTCAACAGTGGGGCCGTGCGGACGCGGTACTGCAAATCCTTGTCCCCGCCGGTCAAAAGGCGCTGCCCCTCGGTGAGTTGTCCCTGACCAAGTATGAGGCCGAAGTTCTCCTACCACGGTCCATGCAATTCCGCGTGGTTGGTATTGATGAGAACGTCCCATTCGGGGGGACCACCCGCCGCGTGATCCGGGTAGTGATGCAGGGTACGAACCGCCAGCCCGATCTGGATAACCTGCCAGACTTCGAAGAATTTATCGAAAGCCTTGTGAAAGCTGAAACCCGGTATCAGGCCAAGTTTTTCTATGAGTTGGGGGACTTGCGGGAAGCCTCACTAACGGGTTGACAAACCCCTGTAACGCCCCTAGGCTTCCCAAGAACCACAACCACGGAACCTCTAATGTTCAAACAAATTGAAGACGCCGAAGCCCTGATTGTCACGGCGGGTATATACAAGCCCACTCAGGTATTCGAAGGCCCCGGCGGTGGGCTGTTTGTCAGGGCCAACGGGGGCTTTGCCCGGATCAAGGAAAACGGCTCAACCTCGAATGACCGCATCAAGTTGGATAACCTCTTATACGAGGGAGTTCTGTATCGGGATCAATGGGGGCGCTTGTGCGCCCAAGGCGGGGGCAAGCGTAAGCCCCTGCAACTCGCCGGGGGCGATGAATTGAAACTCCTACCGGTAGACGATAAATGACACACAGAAAGCATCCTGTTTCGACCGCCGAAGCCTCGCTCACGGAACTAGAGGCGGAAGTGAAGGCGGCGGGGTATACCTCACTAGCCCGCAAGCCCTATGACAATCTCCTGCTACGGGTACTGATCACAGGGCCGCGCACCGGGTATCCCCACGCCTTCACCTTAGACTTGATGGGCAAGATCACTGTTAGGGAGTTTATCGAAGACCGGGAAGACGCTCTGGAAGCCAAGGGCTATGTGCCCTGCAATCAGTTGAAATATCGGTACTACTCTGATCGGGATGATGACGGGGACCGCTACATCTACGACCACTATGCGGTGGCAGAGAACGGCAAGCGCGTTCCCTTGGATGTTTCATCTACAACCTCATACCTAGAGCCCCATGAGTTTGCGCTTATGGCGATGTTCGGGTTCCCTACCCGACTGGAACTTGGATACTGCGGACCCGTGCGGGTCGAAGACCTAGAAAGGAAAGTCTTCAATGGACAAGGCCACGGTGTTACGGCAGGCGCGCGCAGACAAGGCAAAGAAGGTCGTGAAGGAACGCAGGCGGTTTAGGGTCGCTTCCCCCGCCAACGGCCTTCTAGGCCCCCCTGTACCCCCCAAAACAAGCCGCACGGTCTTTCCCTCTACCGTCAAGACCCCGGACACGGATACACCGGTCCTGACAGACGGTATCAATCAGGTAAAGCTGGGAGGCCGGGTATTGACCGGCACGTTCAAAGGGTACTACCTGTACGACCTCACGCTGGAAGAACGGGCAACCTGCCCCAAGACGTGCGAACATTGGCGGACCTGCTACGGCAATCATATGCCCTTCTCTACCCGGTTGACAAACTAGACGACGGGGACTAGCCTAACGGCTCAACATAGGAGACTGCCATCATGCCGAAACTCAGAAACGCCACGACAGACATTGGGAAAATGACGCAGTACCTCGCCCGGAAGTGCGTCATTCACAGCCCGCAGGCGGAACTTGACTGGAGCGCCGAAGAAACCAAAACCAAGTCCAAGCGGTTCGGGAAGAACGAACACTACAAGGGCTCTCAGGTGAAGATGCTTTCCGAACGGGACAGCAAGGAACGTGAGCCCAACCAGTTCGTCGCCTTCTCGCCCAAGGGCCGGGCCATCAAGGTTACGGTCGAAGAAATCAACCCGGAGACCGTGGACGAAAAACTTCTGTCCAAGGTCGGTGGGTAACCAAACCCCCCAGAGTGACCTTAAGGTCATTCGAGGCCCCGCCGGTCCGACCCACGGCGGGGCTTTCTTTTGAGTGAAACATCTCTACGCTCTCTGTATCAAATGGAGACGCACATGACACAAAAAGCATTAGCCATGATCGACGCGCTGCAACAACGCCTAAGCGAAACCAGCAGCGACCCCAAGTGGCTTAACGATGACGTTGCTGCTATCCGGGAAGAACTGGAACAGGCCCCCGATGCGGTTTCCGTAGACCCTTCTGAAATCCGCATCCCGGTCCGATCTTTCATTGACATGGCGGCGGCTCAGACTGTCTCAGCCATGATGGCAACCGTACCCCCCATCGATCGTGACTGGGAAAC